ACTTGCAGATGATGTGAACAATGCAATTTTAAATGTATCACCACTACCAGACGAAAAATTATGCTTACCTTCCAATAATTCTTTTTTGAAAGAGTTGCATATCGCTGATGATATTGCCATTTTTTAATCTCCTTATGGTTGTTGTGATTCCAAGGGTAAACGAAGAACACCATCGTAGTATTCATCTCGTCTCCTTCTACCTTGTTGTTCAAGTTGCAAGCCTTGTAATGCTTGTTGATAGCCTTGTTCATAGTATTGAAGCATGTTGTCAGGTCCTTTTAAAAATCTAAATGCTTCACAAAGTGCAGCATAAAGAAGAACTTTAGGAGCATTCGTGCTCACCCAAGTAGTTGTATTAGATGAGGACAACCCTGTTTCTTGCTTGTTCAAAGCTAATTCGATATTATATGCAGAATTTGGTGTTGGTGCAAGATATATTGTGTCTTGATCCCACATTGCATAGTATTTTGGTTTTTCTGTAGAGTCTCTATTAGGCCAATATTGATTCATAAATGTAATGTCTTTTTGTTCTAAGTAGTCTCTGACTGGAGAACCTCCCGCAGTGTAAAATTGAGCTGATCTTACAAAAGCTAAATCCCCTGAATTAGCACCAGGTAATGAAACAAAAGGGTTTCCTGTAGTAAGTGTAGCAAATTGGTATGATCTAAATATATCTAAATCAACATCCCTAAATATTCTTTTTTCTGCATGTTCTATAAAATCATTTACAATAGTTGTAGTTAGTACGTCAGTAGTGGTCTCTGTGTAATCTCTAATTTGTGTAACTAATTCAGAATATGTTGTCATGATATACTAACGGTTACTTTACCAAGAAAACTATTTAAAACAACCTCTTGATTATCTTGTTCTGGCTGCATGGTATTAACAATTACAGTTTCGAAGGCGCCTGGTGCTGGTATTGGATTAAATTGACTTATAGTTTGTTTTTTAGCTCCGAAAATGTTTCTTGCATACATATTGATGCCTAAATCTACTGTCGCACTAATTATTTGTGGTTTAGCATACTGCAATGATTGTGGATCAGTTGGATGATATTTAGGCTCCAATTGTGGTTGCTTAGGTTCAAATTCACTTATGTGAACCCATGATCCATTCCACTCTTGAACCATTTCGTTATATGGAAAAGCAAGACCAGACCTATCTGATATTCTTTTTGCAAATTTCCCTGTTGCGTATCTAGGCATTATGTTCCTGAAGGATAATAAGATTGAGGGGTTAAATAAATACTTGTTCTTTCTCCATCTTCATCTGCCGCTCTTTTAAATTCATCTTCATATAAAAGTTTTAAAGCTTGCATTCTTTCTGGCGCTTTTTTCATTGATATGTAATAAGCCAAGCCTGCATTTAAACATGGAAGAAATCGAAAAGGAACCTCAGCGTTGTTTGTATAATCGCCAGCATCAGACATCCGAACAAGAGCATAATATATTAGAGTGTACGCTTGGTCGGCTGCAGGATATAGATATAGTGTTGGGTTTATCGTACGTTCAAAATAGTATTGAGTTGGTCTTCCGCTGGTCGTTTTGACCGTGTAATTCCAGTATTGAGCTCTACTAATAGTGTTAGTAGAATAATCATTGTTGCTTGAATCTCTTATTATTACATCCGTAATATCTATAATTTGTTGACTGTCATCAGCACCAGAACCAAATAAATTACTTCCTGTTAAGTTAGTTGTATTTGCTGCTAGTGCTTTTTCCTGTTTTTTCACAGTCCAAAGATTAATACCTCTGTTAGACCACTCAGCTAACATAAGATTAAGTGAACGTCTTGCGGTCTTAATATCGTATCCACTACGAACCTGTAGACCGCAACGTTCAAATGCTTCTGATATTATCTCATCAATAGATAAATCAAAATTTGCTGTTGAAGCGTAAGTTGGCATTAGCCTCTCTTCTTACCTTTTTTAGCTTTTTTCTTTTTGCCTTTCATGACTTTACCGCCGCCTTTCATAGGTTTAGCGCCCATAGCCAAAGCTTTTCTAGGTGAAACATTCATCATGCCTCCACCAGCCATTTTCTTTTTAGCTTTCATAGCACCGCCACCAGCTTTTCTGACAACACTACCACCACGTTTCATTGCTTGTTTTTTCTTAGCTGCCATTCCACCGCCAGCCATTTTCTTTTTACCCATCATGTCGACCTCCGAATATTCGTTTATAGGTTTTTTGTCTTGATACTACAACGTCTTGATAGTACCCTCTGGGCCACAACTTATAGTAGCCAGATTTATGTAGTTTATCAGAAGCTTCTTGTAATAGCGAGAACTTTTGTGCCAGCATCATAGAATACATAAGATCACTTTCAACAATTGGCATCTCCCCTGTCGGTGTAACAAGAAATTCCTGCTCCTCTTCATTAGCGGGATTGTGAGGGTGAAAACCCATAAAATAAATATCTTTTTTATTATACCATTCATTATAGGCATCCACTATGTCCTGAAAACCATCAGGTGTATAACTATAATACGGATCACAAAAAATCAATATTTCATGAACCTCAAAGTTTAGTTGTCTTAAATGTTGATTTAATTCTGTTTTATACCACTTCTGTTTTCTTTTGACCTCTACAAGGACTTTATTATCATTCCATGTTTTTCTTGCAAAAGGACAAGCAGGCATACCTCCTAAATGTTTATTAGGAACCTCTAAAAAATGCTCAGACCACTTACGTACGTCTTGTTTTATTTTCTCTTCTAATGGCATCTTTACCTTTCTTAAATATACTAGCCACTTGTGATTTACCCATCACCTTAGCTCTTTGTTCTCCAACGGTTAAAATTTGAATTTTTCTAGCAAAAGGTTTTTTAACTTTTTTAACTTTTGCCACTGTTCTCCTAGCATCAGCAGGAGTAGCAAACTTGATAGACACAGTATCACGTGGATTTTCGTCCGTGTAGAGACGTCGTCCACTACCTTTTGGTTTTTTGCCAGTACCTTTTTTGGGATCTTTAGAAGACACCTTTAAAATCAAAACCTTTTTGAGCTATCCCAGATCTTCTTTGATTTGTAATCAAACCACCTTGAGCAGCAAATGTTTTTACATTTGTTGGTTTACCACCAACACCTTGAGCTTTTGATCTTTTTCTTTTTACTGCTGATCTTCTTTGACTCTCAGTCATCCTAGCTGCTTTTGCAGCAGGAACACATTTTGGATATTTTCTTTTAGCATCAGCTTTTTGTTTAGAACGGCCACATTTTTTAAAACCACCACCTTTTTTCTTGGCTCCAATATCAACCCAATCTTGCTCAAACCATTTTTTTAAACTCATGAATAAGATGTTTCTTTTCTTCTATTACTTTTCACAGCACCACAAGCTCTTGCAATACCTCCATTATTAAATTTTGATATTTTTTTTCTGTCCTGTGAGATTTTGTTAAAATCAATTATCTCTCCGCCTTTTGCTTTACCAGCTGGTTTAGGTCCTCTAAAATCTTTTCTTTTTACACCGCTAGGATCTTTGATCTTACCAGCACAGATTTTAGAGGCGTATGCATTTGCATAAGCACTAGGATAAACTTTAAATTTTCTTTTAGCTGCTGCTTTACCTCTTGGACATAATTTGGTCATCCTTGCCCCCTGTATTTGACAAACTGTCGTCTTTTGTTTTTGTTCTTTGGCCTACTGCGTGAAGAACGCCCTATACTAGTTCTTTTTTTGACTGGTGTAAAGTATTCGTTGGAAGGTGTTTTGGCCATAATTACATCTGTGATAAAGGATTTTCTAATGCAGATTTTATTCTTTTATCTATCTTTTCTTCTAATTCAGTCATGGCTGATTCCAACTTATCCGTTAATAATCGCATGTCTTCCTGAATCTCCTTCGTGGTATCTCTTAACTCCGAGCTGGTTTCTCTTGAGTCTTCTTTAACCATTTGTTCTACATCATTAACAACTTTCTCAATACGTCTTACATCTTGTCTAAGGTCGTTTTTCAGTTCATTGGCAACATCGCTCACTAAACGGATTTCCGACATTATCATTTCCATCTCTTGCATAATCATGTTTACTTCTGTTTGTATGAGATCAGTTTTACTATTTAATTCTTCTTTTGTGAGTGCAATCTCTTTATCAAAACCAGATAGATCTGGGGCAACATATTCTTGTATCTGCTCTTTCATGGTTAGGTAATCTTTGTAAAATTCAAAGCCACCCCATAAAGCACCACCTGCTGTTGTTAACGCAGTTAAGACTAGGAAAATTTTCCCGCCACGAAACTTAATGCCTGCTATTTCGAGTTCTGCCATTGTGAATCTATCATATCATTAATCATGCCGTCACTTCCAGCAAATAAATACCACTGCGCAATATTATTATTTTCTATTTTAGTGTCTGGTAACATATAATCAGTAAAA